GTACTGTATTTGGGTCTGTTCTTGGGTTGCTTGAATCTGTTCTTCTGTCATCTCTTTATTTAAATCCTTAAAAGTTTCTACGGCCAGATCTAAGTTAGTCTTGGCCAGTGCTGCCTTGAGTTGTGCCTGTTTCCAGCAGTACTCGGCATGATCGGTTTTTCTTTGCAAACGCTTATCTTGTGTTTTTGACATAAGGCTAAGTATAGGGGTAGTTTCTGCGTGCTCGTACCCAGGAGCCACTTATTCAGTTGTGTGACTAATCTAACTCACAACTGCTGTGATCCGCATCACAAACAGTTACTTATATTGTTCTTTAACTAGAAACGGCCCAGATGTATTCATATCTAGTCTCTCAGAAATTTCTAGCGCCTTGATAGGCTTTGCACCTGCATGCAGTGCCCCGATAGCATAAGAAGAGCCAGAACCTACTCCGTAGATCCCGTCAGCACTCATGCAGATCGAGCAGTCATCGGCAACATCAAACACCTCGCCACCAACTGCTACTAAGAAGTTAAAGCGATTGCCATCACCCTTTCCATCGCCCTTGCCCTCTGCAAAGTCATACCCGTTATCTGTCAAACATTTTCTGAGAGAAGGCATCACTTTAGCAATCATGAAGTGATAAACATCTTGAAGATCTTTTGTTGTTGGTTTTGGCGGATTCCATAGGTGTTGTGCAATGTCGCAAGGTGCAACTTCTCCAGAACCAGCAATTAAGTAACCATTGCGTTCTGTAATCTTTTCCATTCGAGGATGGTGATAGATGCGACCGTCATCACCAGTTACCTGGTTATCGGCAGCAAAAACAACTCTGTCTTCGTATTGCACCGCTACGATCGTTGTCATTACTCTCCCTCATCAGAAACGCCCTCCAAGGATACCATTACTGGAACCCTGGAGGGCTAGAGTCTAAAATGTCCGATTAGAGCAGTTTGACCAGTTCTGCCCATGTCTTAGGGCCGATAACGCCATTTGAGTCCACAAGGTCATGGTTATCCTGGAATGCGATAACTGCCTTCTTTGTTCCTGGGCCGTAATCGCCGTCTGCAGCCAATCCTAGAGCACGCTGGACAATCTTGACAGATTCTCCCTTGGCACCTGGCTTGATCTGTCCTGGGAAGGCTGGAGGTGCCTCTACTGGCACATCTACGTTTACCTCGTTGCCCTTGTAGTTAGGACGACCCCAACCAACAATTGATACGAGAACCTTCTTCTTGTTGACCTTGTATGCACGGATCTGCTCACATACCTCGCCACCATTTCGCTGGTCGCCCTTCTTTTTGCCAGATGTGTTGCCTTCGATGGTCAGTACTACGCCATCAGAGTCGATACCTGTGCAGATACCCACGTGAGAAATTCTATCGACACCGTCTCCTGGGAAATCAAAATACAGGATATCTCCTGGTTGTGGTGATTGACCGCAATCAGCGTCAAACCATGTGCCCATCTTCTTAAACGCCGCTGCTCCTGCAACAGTAGAGACGGTGTTAGGAATCTTTACCCCAGCCATGTGGCCGCACCACATAACGAATGAGCCACACCATGCTAGAAAGTTTGCCTTGGTGAAAGCGCCGTACTTGGTCTCATTATCTTTAGGGCCTTCAATAACCCCAACTTCTTTCTTTGCAACTTCAATAATCGCTGCTGCTGTGCCTTTGTCAGCCATGATTCTCCTAGCCTGGAATAGTGTCGTTAAACTTGTCAAGAGGAATTCGCCACGAATTCTCTGGAGCATAATGATACTCGTCCTTGGTGCACTCTTCAGTAGGAAGCCAGCCATAAACCTCGACCTCTGAATAGTAGTCGCGGTCTAGAACCCGTGCCCCTACCAGAATGACCCCTGGCCTGATGTCCTTAGGAAATACTGGGATCTCGTCCTTAGTACGGACTGACTTTACCTCGTAGCATGGCATTACATCAGGAAAGTCTTTTCTGAAGTAATGTTCCTCATTGGTGTAAAAAGGAAATGTGAAGGGCTGCTTGTATAACTTAGCAACTGCGTACTCTGCAACGATAGTTCGTACATTTGCCGCAATCTCTGGCTCTAGGTACTTCTTGTTCTCGCCTGCATAGTTAGGGCGATCAACACTACCGAACTTCATCATCCATCGGTTCAATGCGATGTCTGCACATGCACGAACTTCTTCTTTAGATAAGTTGACTATCATTTTTTATACTTCCAATTGACCCATATCTCAAATACTCTGCCAATAATAATTCCAACCATTAGCCCAAGAAGAAACTCTGTCATTAATAATCTTTCTCAATAATAAAATACCAACGTATAAACGTGATAGTCAACGCTGGTTCTTTAGGGTAAAACTCTAGTGCAAAACCCCAACCATCAGAAGTGCCGCCTTTAATCCAACCCTTGTTAAAGGTTCTGTGCTTCATCGGCAGTACCAGCAGTAGTAAGGTGTACGTAACTCATCTTTATGAATGATGGTCACTCTGCCACAATGAGCACAGAGTGCATCTACTTCGTCTTTCTTCATACTTTACCTCGTATAAAATCAATAACCCAAGTCATTGCGTGATACACAGCGATCTCAGTATCATCTACTGGAGGCATCATACCCTCTAGTTCATCTTCAATACGTTGAGCAATCTCCTCACGTATCTCTTTCTCTCTGTAGTCCCAAGTCTTCTCCATCATGAGCGACCAAAGTCATCTTCTAAGCGCACGATGTCATCTTCGCCAAAGTAGAGACCTAATTGCGTCTCAATAAAAATAAGATCTTCTTCTCCAGCATTAGCAATACGATGAGCAATACCTTGTTCAATAATAAAGGCGTCTCCACCTAATGCCATAGATTGAATGCCATCGATAGTTACGGTGCCTGTTCCAGAGACAATGACCCAATACTCTGAGCGTTGTTCATGTGTCTGGTATGAGAGGCGTTGACCAGGATGCACAACAATGCGCTTGACCTGGTGAGTGTCAGATGTTGTTAGTACTTCGTATGTTCCCCAAGGGCGGTCTGTAATCATGCCCAGACCCTATCATAGAATTATCTGTTGCTATTCTCTGAAGGAAAAAAGTCGTCTTCGCTAGAGTCACGCTTTCGTGTGACGCTTTCGCCACCTACCTTTTCAGCCCAGGCGTTTCCTTCACGTGTCTGCCCTGTAGAGTGCTTCGGTGCTTTGATGCCCGTATCTGCGGCTAACTTATGTGCTTTACCCCATAGTTGAGATGCAATACCCAGACCTCGATAATCTTCATGAGCACGTATGAACCCCACCTCACCAGTCTTAGGATGCCAGTTCATTGTTCCTAGTGACTTATGAGACTCGTTGTATGCATGCAACTCATGGTTACCGTAAAACGCCGAGCCTTTTTGTGGTGCAAAGTATCGAAATTGTACGCCTGACAAGTTACGAGGTAGAGATGGATCATGACCTGGTTCTCTAGGTGTCTGCTTCAAAATCCAGTCTTCCCTTCGTTGTGAAGTCTCATCGCCTCTGCTTTGGCAGCACTTGATGATGGATGCGTGCTGATCTCATTGCCTTTTGCAGTTAGAGACCACTTCTTACCTGAAGGACGTCCTGTGTCTTTTGCAAAATGAAAGCAGCAGGATGCAAACTTTTCTCCACTCTTTTGCCATGTGAACTGATGCTTGGGAGTGAACTGCTTACCTAGATTGTCGTCTACGCTCATGCCTTCATCTCCCGTGGTGGGTTATAAGTACGTTTGCGTACTCGTCTCTCACTTTCTAGTGAAGATGGCGATAATCTTAAATTTGTCTTTCCTGTTACAAATACCGATGCGCCTTCTTTTACTGGAATTTCTTTTTCGTTCAGTGGGTCTTGCCCCATAAAACCAGCAAAGCCTCGTTTACCAAGTACCTTTGTGTCGGTCTCTACAGATGACACAGGAATCTTGGCGTGAATAATAGTTGCATGTTCCCAATGACCTCTTGCAGCAAATCTTTTAGCAACGTTTTCCGATGCGGTGAAGTGCATGCCTAAACCGTAATTAGGATCAGGATTCTTCTCTTTAAGGCCTCGATGTGCTTCAAAGAACAGTTCATGAGACAAGTTATCTTCAGCAGCCATTACTTGCGCCTCTTTGGTGTGAAATGCTCATGCTCGTGCCCGACCTCAAATTTTCCGTCCTCATGCATACGCATGTGCATCTTGTGGTGCTGTGCGTAGTCATAGGTCGAAACGCCATCGCCGCCGAATGATTTTGCATTCGCAGGCCCGCGACCTTTTGTGTGCCACTTGAGTATGTGCCATCCGATTGAGTGACCCTCTTGGTCAGGTACGTAGCGAACCTTCTTCTCTGGCTGGTCGCCAAACTGTGCATTGTTAAGATTGTCTGGCATGACTACCTCGCTTCACAGATACACTTGCAGGTATCTATTGTACAGCAGCCGTACTTCATGTCATGGTCACATAGACGACATTGCTTCTTATCTTCGCTCATGTCGTCATCTTCCTTGGCGGATTGTACTTACGCATTCTTTCTCTCTTACCAGGATGGACTGTGGTAATTGAGTGGACGTTAACTTTTGTATTCTCTTTGAGAGGAATCTCATCTTCTTCTGCATCCATGGCGATGTCGTAACTTTGTAACTTCTCTGGATTCTTTTCTACGGCACGTTTTGTCGCTGTGGCATGGATAACAGAGTATGGACCCTTGTAAGATGCGCGATGGCTTGCATAGCCTCCTAGACCCTTACCGCTTCCGAA